ATCGCGGACCTAAATACGTTGTTTTACACTACTGCTATGTGAAGAGTAATTTTAGAAAAATGGGATTAGCCAGCATATTAGTAGACATGGTAGCGCAGGGTAGGACATGCTACGTGACACATTATACGAACAAGATCCTTTTAAAAGATTTAAGATTTAATCCCTATTTTTTCAAACAGGAGAATTTTTAAATGGAAGCAGCCGAAAAATTAACGCCTCGAAAATCGATAGCGACAAATTTGACCGAAGTTAAAAATATGAAGTTCGCGCAAGCGATCACAATCGGGCATAGCGAAAAATTATTCATCACCAATTCCAAATATGACATCGGAATACAGGGTAATTTAATCGTGCGTGTTCAAGACAAAATGAACAACAAGGACGTGGCCTTTACTACGCTGATGAACGTCGTGTGTTGGCACGTCTAGGCGTAAAAAACAGAGCGCAAGCACTAGTAGTATTAAATCGAATCGAGGCCATCAGGCGGCGTCCTAAGCCTTCATTTGTCGATTTAGATTTTCCTGAGCAAGCAGCATTCGTAAATGACAACGCTCCGCTTTCAGCCGCGCTTTGCACCAGACGGGCAGGTAAAAGCTACGCCGTTGGTTTGAAGCTGTTTAAGAAGGCTTACGATTTCCCGGGATCGACGGTGCTTTACCTTGCCCTTACCAGAGACTCGGCAAAGCGCATCATGTGGAGAGACGTACTTAAGGACATAGCAAAGAAGCGTAAAATAGATTGCAACCCGAACCAAACGAATCTCGAAATGACTCTGCCCAACGGCTCCATGATCAAGCTCGCCGGTGCCGATGCCGACGCCAAGGAAAAAGAAAAATTCCTTGGTGGCAAGTACCCTTACGTAGCAGTGGATGAGGCCGGCTCATTTAGCACTGACTTAAAGCAATTAATTTACGAATACCTCGAACCAGCGGTGGCCGATTACGACGGTTCCATCGATCTGATCGGTACTCCTACTATTTTCTGGCAAGGGTTTTTCTGTCACGTGACCGAAGGTAAGGAAAACGGCTGGTCACTGCATGGCTGGAATACGATGAACAACCCGCACATGGAGCACTGGCCGAAGCGGTTAGCAATGTTAAAAGAGCGCGATCCAAGGATCGAAGAGACACCTGGCTATAAACGAATGTATTTAGGGCAGTGGGTAAAGGATCTCGACGCTTTAATTTATAAATTCAGTTTGTCTCATAACCTCGTCGAAGAAGCACCGGACGAGAGCACCATGGTCGGTCAGGTGCTCGGTATCGATCTCGGGTTTAACGATGCTACGGCCTACACCCTTTCCAGGCACTATAAGCACGATGATACCCTCTACTTTGTCCACGCCTATAAAAAGTCGGGACAAATTGTCGACGATGTTGTCGCTACACTGAACAGCTACATAGAAAAATATAACGTCGTGCAAATGGTTTTCGATAACGCTAGCAAGCAGGTTGTCGAAACAATACGGTCGCGGTTCGCTCTCTACGACGTAGTGATAAGCGCAGCGGAAAAGACAGACAAAATACAATACATCGAAATTATGAACAGCGATTTTATTACAGGTAGAATCAAGCTAGTGCGGTCAACTACTCTTGAGCTTCAAGATGAGTACCTAAACCTCATTAAAGATCCCAATTCCATCGTGGTGAAGGAACATGCAAGTTGTGATAACCATCTTTGCGATTCTAGTCTCTACGCTTGGCGCGAGGCGCGGAACTACATGGAAGGCGCGGCACCGGCCAAGATCAGCGAAGAGGCGCGCATCGAGGCCGAGCTAGAACAGAAGTTAGTCGATGACCTGCGCAAGCAGAATGAAGATTTTTCTAATCCCTTTGACGAAATGGAGTTTTCAATTGAACACTGATGAAAAAATTGCAGCGTTGTACACGATGTACACATGGGCAGTAAACAAAAACATCAAAAAAATAACCATGGACGGTATGTCGTTAGAGCTTACAGAACGCGAGATCACTTACGGTTATGAGCCTTTGCCAGATGAGACAGTACAAGTAGAGGACGGCGACGGTGAAATAGACGAAAGTGGCGGTACAAAGTATGATCCAGATTACTTAATTAAGAATGCTAAAAATCTATTTTGAGGCGAAAAATGGCTAAAGACGTTCAAAAAGTGATTTATCATAACAAGTCGAAAAATGAGAGCGGCGACATCGATAACAAGTGGTGGAGGACCGACGAGGACAAAGCACACGAAGCGATTTGGCCGCTTGTAACGTATATACGTCAATCTCAATCGGTTCGACATAGTAGCAATCACCGATTCTATAAACTCTACAACAACCAAACTTTAGCCAGCCTCACGTCGAATCGAAACAATGATAACTTGAGTTCTTATTTTGGAGAGTCGGCCAAAGTAGCCTTTAATGTCGTTAAAAGTTGTGTCGATACCGCTAACAGTAAAATAAGCAAAAACAAACCGCGTCCGATGTTTGTCACCGAAAACGGCGACTGGCATTTGCAACAGAAAGCCAAGCGCCTGAACAACTACATGCTTGCCCTGTTTGATCAAATGGGAAGCAAGGACGGTATCGTTCGGCGTTCGCTCTACGATATAGGTGCAGAAGTGTTTTTTGATGCTGCGATAACAGGCACCGGCGCGGCAAAAATGACTATTCGAAACAATCGAGTAGTAGCCGAACGATTCCTTTCGGATGAGCTAATCGTGGATCAGTTTGAAGGCATGTACCGGACGCCGCGCAGTATGCATCAAATTAAGTACATCGACCGCGAAGTGCTCTACGACATCTACCCGTCGGCTAAGCACCGCTCGTTGATCGAAATGGCTCGGAGCGCTGAAACCGGCAACGCTAGCGACACACAGGACATGATACCCGTTATCGAAAGCTACCATCTCATGAGCGGCGAAAACGCCAAGGACGGCAAGCGGTGCGTGACCATCGAAACGGGAACGCTACACGCGACGGAATGGGACAAAGAATACTTTCCTTTTCTGGTGCAGCGCTGGACGAATAGGCCTGTTGGATATTTTGGTATTGGGTTAGCTGAAGAACTCCAAGGTATCCAACGCGAAATAAATAACACGCTACAAAATATCCAAACCGGATTGCGGCGGGTAGCAGTACCGCGAACCTTTTTGCACGTAGCAGATATTCAAACAAAAAAGAATATGACAAACGAGATCGGCGAGTACGTCTACTATGCAAACAAGCCGCCGATAATCAGCACGCCGGTAGCTTTCAACTCTGAGACTTACAATCACCTGGATCGTTTGTACTCAAAGGCTTTCGAGCTAACCGGCCTATCCCAGCTTTCGACTCAGTCGCAAAAACCAGCCGGATTGAACGCCGCCGTTGCGATGCGCGAGTACCAGGACATAGAGAGTGAGCGTTTTGCAACGGTTCATAAGATGTATGAGAATTTCTACACGCCGCAAGCAACTTATATGGCTATCGATCTGCTCGATACCCTTCTCGAAGCTGGACACGACACGGTTGTGCAAGCGCGGGACGGTATTACTTTCCAGCCGATCAAATATTCCGAAGTTCGTATTCCAAAGGACAGCTTTACGGTGCGCAGTTACCCGACGGCCTACCTCCCAGCGGAGCCAGCGGGTAAGTTCAACAAGATCCAAGAGCTTGTTCAGGGTGGTATTTATACGCCGGACGAAGCTCGTCAATTGTTTGATGTGCCGGACATGGACAAAGTAAACCGAATCAAAAACGCTATGCCAGACGCCGTTACGGCCTATATAGAGGACATCATTGAAACCGGCGAGTATCAATCGGTCGAGCCTTACCAGGACATGCAGCTGACTAAAAAATTAGCACAGGCATACTTTCTACAAGGGCGAGCCAACAACATGCCGGAGGACCGATTAGACCTCTTGCGCCGCGTGATGAACGAAGTGCAAAACCGCGAAGAGGAAATGGCAAGGGATGCAATGGAGCAACAGCAAGCAATGATGCAAGCTGCGCAACCTCCTATGGGTCCGATGCCTGAACAGCAAGCAATGCCGGCTCCAGTTCAAGGCGTACCAGAACAGGGAATGTTTTAATGGGCGTTTACGAGTGCCCAAAGTGCGATCTTACGGGGTCGCATATTGAAACGCTTACCGGCAATTATTTCCATTGCCAGGAGTGCACGACAACCGATTACAAAACTATGCCTATAAAAATAACGAGGAAGGAATCAAAAAATGTCGAGTCCAGCGAGCACGATAGCAGCGAATATTGTAAGCCAAAGCCAGCCAGCCAGCCCAAGCGGCGAGCCAGCGCCACAGGAAAACGCCGACCTAGTGTCGGAGGAGGAAGAGGAAAACGAGGAAGCAAAAGCGATTGGGAACGACTCCTTGCCTCAAGGGGACTTATCTGAGACTGCCGAAGAAGAAAAAAAGCCGACCGAACTAGACGCGGCCAAAAAATTTACGCAGCTCACCCAACAGGAAAAACGCTTACGCGAACGCGAGAACGCATTAAAAACCGAACGCGAGCAATTAGGTTCGGTAAAAGATCAGTTAGCAAATTTAAAAAACGATCCGATTGCTGCTTTGCAGGCCGCCGGTATTTCCTTCAAGGACTTGGCCGACCGTATTTTAAATGATAACCAGCCGACAGCCGACCAGCGTATTAAAAGCTTAGAGCAGCAAATAATCGACGATAAAAATGCGCGTGAAGAAGCCAGGCTAGCGGCTGAAAACGAGCAGAAAACTAAAGCCGAGCAGGAGCAGCAAGAGCAGTACGATGCAGCTATTAAAAGGGCGCATTCCGATATCAATGCCATGGTAGAGAGCGAACCCGACAAGTACGAGCTAATCATCAAGCAAAACGCTCAGCCCATGATTTTCGAGGTCATGCAGGAAGTCTATAGCTCGACTAACAAAGTCATTCCCTACG